CAGAAATTGATATGGATATGGACGAACAACCATCTAGTATGACATTTGAAAGCACTGTTGATGATGATGAACAATCATCTAATATGACATTTGAAAGCACTGTTTCTAATGATGATTCAGAAGAATTTAATGACGATGAATCGGTTGAAACAGAAGATTTAGTTACAGATGCATCAGAAGAAATAGGTGAAGAACCTATGGTAGAAGAAGAACAACCTACTACACAAACATTTACAAGTATGTCAAATGAAGAAGAAGTAGTTGAAGAAGAATCTACTGGAACAGAAGATGACTTAATTGCAGAAGCAGATGAAGTAACTGAAGAAATGCCTACTGAAACTACAGAAGAATCAGTCGAATCAGAACCAATTGCTAAAGCAGATGATGTTGAAGAAGAAGAAGTAGATGCTCCAACTGAGGAAAAAGAAGAAAAATCAACTCTTATATCTAAAGAAGAATCTGATGAAGAAGAAGATAAACCAAAAGATAAAAAATCTGATACTACAACAAGTAAAGTAAAAGATAAAACAAAAATTGTAAAAGATAAAACAAAAATTGTAAAAGCAGAAGAACAAAAACAAGAAAAAATTGAATTGAAATTAGATGTTGATAAACTTACTGCAAAGATTGAAGAGAAGGTTAAAGATGTAGATAAACAATTAATCGCTGTAAATTATATTATATCACAAGTGATGATAAAGAATCAAGTGAACATAACTGAAGCGTATTCGAATATAAATGGTCGTTTTTTTGATAATCGGCAATTATATAAAAATCAAGCACAGGTATATCAAAATAATAATGTTATGTTAAGTGAATATAACCATAGCATTTACGAAAAACAAAATACTGTTCTTGTTGCTATGTCTGGTGACGATGGAATGTTAAAGTATCAAACTGATATAAATAAGGCAGTTAACAAAAGAAAGCAATTAGAACGAGAATTATATATTCTCCAAACAAAAAAGAGGTAATTAAAAATGGACTTATCAAAAATATCAGGGAACTTTCAACAATACGCAATCATTATTGGTGTAATTATCACGCTTGGTGGTGGATTTATGGCTTGGGGTCAGTTTAATGCAAGACTCGATAATATTGAAGCTTCTCAAGGCAGCGGTGCTGTAGAAGCACTTCAAAAAAGAGTTGCAACACTAGAGACATCCAACCAGGTCTTAACAAAAACAATTGATGTCATAGATGCTAAAATGGCTGAGCTGAAGTTAAGGGTTTCTAACCCTCTCGGCAACTAAGATACAATCCTATCTTTAACTAAATATACCCACTATTGACAATTTTATCTTTATATGTTATAATTTTGGTATGATTTCATTTAAAGGAGAAATAAACTATGACACCATTAGAAACGGATACTAGGTCATTTGATTTACTCTATCAGCATATGGGACAGATAGTAGAAGAATACTGCACCAGTCAATCCCCAGAATTAGATTTCGATTGGGACGGCGATGAAATCGTTATCGGAGATTATGACGATAAGGGAAAAGAGCACGCTGAAGAAATTATGAAAAACTTAGAAAATGCTGATTTAATTGCTGGCACTAAACCATATTTCTATGAAGAAGTGGATAAGGAAAACAAGAACAATTTAAAATATTTGATAGGGGTGTTAAGATTGGATAGTTAGGATGATACAAATAGAAAACAAAAAAAGAGAATGAACCACCAAGAATTGGAGAGAAGTTTCATATCTCTTCGAAAGCATTTTGTAGATATTAAAGTTTACATTAAGGAACATTTCAATAAAGATGGATTATTAAGAGGATTATTACTAGAGTTTGAACGACCATATGAAGATGGATTATTAGAAAATATAAAGCAATTAGAAAGATTAGATGAATTAGATATTCCTATTGATAGTGAAGAATTAAATATTGAAAAAGCTTATCACAAACTTAGTGATACTTTCCATAAATTAAACACATATATCTATGAAATTTATCGAAATAATATAAAATTAAGAGAATTTTTAACTCATATTTTGATGATACTTCAAGACTTAGGTGAACATTACTACTATAAAGAGATTAGACAACGAGATAATGATAAAACAGATAAAAAAGATAATCCCAAAAAACCCAATAAAGACAGGGTTTTACAATAAATATTTGACAAATTGTTTATAATATGTTATAATATTTGTATATTATGATAAGAAATTCAGATAAAAAAGAAGACTTTGATTCTATAAGAAAATCACATAAAAAAGAAGATTTTGATTCTTATAGTATTGATGTACGAAATGATAATGTTGAGGGAGCATTGCGTATTTTAAAGAAAAGAATACAAAAAGATGGTTTATTCTTTGAATTGAAAAAACGAGAATTTTATGCGAAACCTAGTGAAAAACGTAGAATGAAAAAAGCCGCTGCGATTATACGACAAAAAAAGACACAATCAAAAAAAGGTATAAGTAAAGGAAACAAAAGATGACAGATGATAATATAAACAATGTCATACAGGGGCCATGGAAAACTCATATTAAAGTTCCAGAAATGGCTGAAACTAACAAGTTAAGATATAACTTGATGTTTGCTGAAGATATAACACAGGCAATTATAACACAAGCGCTTCGTGTTCTTGATGAAAACAAAGTTTCAGATAGAGAAAAACATGTTTTTATAAAAGATTTTGGTTTAGTAAATGAAACTTTAAAATCTTGTGTACTTCGCCATTTTGGTTTTTTTCATCCTATTCAACTTGTATCAGATATGGCAATGACAGCGACTGTAGATAAGCATACACAAAAGGTTTTTTCTCAGTTTGATATATCACAATTGAACAATAAGGAGTTTGATTTAACTCTTGATAGTGAGGAATAATTATGGTATTAGTTGATATGAATCAAGTGACTTTATCTTCATTAATGATGCAGATAGGTCAATCAAAAGATTTAGAAGTCAATCCAGATTTAGTTAGACATATGGTATTAAATTCTATTCGTATGTATAGAACTAAATTTGTAGAAGATTATGGTGAATTGGTTTTATGTTATGATAGTAAACACTATTGGAGAAAAGACTTTTTTCCACAATATAAATCCAATCGTAAGAAAATGAGAGAATCAAGTGATTTTGATTGGGACACTATTTTCAATACACTTAATGTATTAAAAGAAGAACTTAGAGAAAATTTTCCATATAAAATGTTAGAAGTATATGGTGCAGAAGCAGATGATATTATCGCAACTATTTGTGAATCACAAAAAGAAAAGATTATGATTGTTTCTGGTGATAAAGATTTTATCCAATTACAAAGATATAAAAATATAAAACAATGGAATCCTGTTCAAAAGAAAATGTTGAATAATAAAAATCCAGCTTTATATTTAAAAGAACATATTATTAAAGGTGATAGAAGTGATGGAATACCAAATGTTCTTTCTTGTGATAATGCTTTCGTAGATAAGATTAGACAAAAACCACTTACGAAAAAGAAAATACAAGCATGGGTAGAACATGATTTTATGGATGTTGCACCCAATGAAGAAGCAAAAAGAAATTATCATAGGAATACTACATTAGTGGATTTGTCTAAAATACCACAAGACCTTAAAGATAAGATTAAAGAAACTTATGAGTCAACACCTATTTTGGGTGACAGAAAAAACCTTATAAATTACTTTATAAATAATAAGTTGAAAGAATTGACAAACAATTTAGGAGATTTTTAATTATGGTTACAGAAACATATGTTCCACTTTTTCATGAAATATTTGAACGAGTACATAAAGCAAAAACTAAAGACGAAAAGGTTGAGATTTTAAAACAATACAACAGTGCTGGTTTGCGTTGGTTTTTAAGAGCTAATTTCGACCCAGATGTAGAATGGTTATTACCAGAGGGTAGTGTACCTTTTATACCGAATGATGCACCAGATGGCACAGAACATACAAGATTACATAGAGAATATAGAACTCTTGATAATTTTATATCACTTCTTGGTGTTATTGCTAAACCTGAGATTTCTCAATCACGTAGAGAAACACTTTTTATCCAATTATTAGAAGGATTGAGTGTAAACGAAGCAAATTTGCTAGTACAAGCGAAAGATAAAAAGTTGGGTAGAGCTTATAAAGGACTATCAATTCCAGTTTGCAAAGAAGCATTTAACTGGGATGATAACTTTATGTTACAAGATTAACACCTTTAACAGTAGATACTTGACAAATTGTATATAATATGTTATAATATTTGTATAATAAGAAAAAGATAACAACTAGGGTAAAAATATAGCAACAGATTTTTTAACCTAGTATAAAATAATAAATTTGAGTTGCAAGGTAATTATATCATGGCAAGACAAACTATGACAAGAACTAAAAAGTTCTTAAATGCGCTTTTAAAAGGCGAATCTATTTCTTGGACAGCTGTTCAGAAAAGATATGGTTTCAAGTCCCCAAGAACTGTCGTTGACGGTTTTAGAAGACGAGGATATTGTGTTTATGCAAACGCTAACACAGACGGTACTTCGTATAGAATTGGCACACCAAGTCAATCTATCATTAAAGCGGGATTAGAATCAGTTTATGGGTTATAAAACCCACTAATCGATTAGTGGAGCTTTGTACCCACAAAGCTCCATTTTTATTCATTTAAAATTTCATGAAAAATTTACCATATAAATAATTTCATCATGAGGTTATCTATAAGAGGCTGTGATGCCGAAACTAAAATAAAAACTAAACAAGTTGCAAGATGGTATATTGACCATCTGCTCTCTAAAAGAATTCAATCTAAACTTTCAATTTTCATTCTTTATAGCGATACTCTTTTTAAAAAACAACAAATAGAAGGAGAATGTGTATGGACTGATGACTTTGAGACACGTAGACCAAAAAAATTTACTATTAATATAGACAACCAACTAAGACTTAGAAGTAAATTTATAGCATTAGCACATGAAATGGTTCATCTTAAACAATGGACAAAAGGTGAAATGTATGAATATGTAAGAGATGCAAATAGATATAAATGGAAAAATACTGTGGTAAATATTAAAGACATAGATTATTATGATTTGCCATGGGAAGTAGAAGCACATGGTAGAGAAATTGGAATGTTTATACGTATGTGTGAATCATTAAAATGGGCAAAAGAAGATTGGACAAAAGAATATGTGCCTATGTATGGTGATATAAAAGTTGGATTATCTGATATACTTGAGAAGTATGAAAATGATTTGACAAACTTAACTAAATGAAGTATAATATATTAGAAATATGGAGATATAATTTTGCCTACTTATGATTTTTTAAATACAAATACGAATAAAATGGAAGAACTTTTTATGTCGATTTCAGAAATGGAAGAATATGTAAAAGAAAATCCACATATTCAAATAGCACCCGCTGCTCCAGCAATTATATCTGGTGTTAACATAGAACAAAAAATGGATACGGGATGGAAAGAAACATTACAAAAGATATCAGAAGCACACCCGAATAGTGCTCTTGCAGATAGATATGGAAATAACAAGACACTTAAACAAAAAAAAGGTGAAAGAGTGTACCAAGAACACGCAATTAAACAAGCAAAAGAAAAGAAATAATATAAATATGATAATGATACGAGCTAGAAATTTCAGCACAACCTTAGATATTAAAGTATCATCAAAAAGGGGTTGCAAGCTTTTGAAATCCCTCGGCTCATGCATCAATGGGGGGTTGTTACATGACAATCCCCTTTTATATAGAGGTTATTAGATAATGTCAGAACAAAAGAAAGTAAAAGAAATTACAGATTCGCAATTAATTAAAATAAAACCAGTTACAGATAATCAGAAAGTAACATTTGAGGCATTTAAAAAAGGACAAAATATTTTTCAATATGGTGCTGCTGGAACTGGAAAAACTTTTGTTGCGTTATATCTTGCACTTAAAGAAGTTTTAGATTTAAAAAGTCCATACGATAGAGTATGTCTTGTTCGTTCATTAATGACAACAAAAGATATATCATTCATTCCTAGTAATGAAAATGATACAGCACTTTTATACCAAACTGTCTATCAGAATATGGTACAATTTATGTTTGAACAACCAAATGAAGATGCGTTCAGTTCGTTATATGATAGATTAAAAG